AGCTTCGACCTCGAAATGGTGGTCTGGAAACAGGCAGTCGTTTCGGGAGAGTGAAAGGCCGCTTCGAGATACCGGTTCCAGCTAGGAAGAGCTGGCAGGTGACCGAAAGGAGTTTTCAGTCGAGGTATCCGAAAGGAGCACTCGTATGACATTTAGTCACACTGAAGCTCAACGGAGGCTGATCGCATGTGGTTTGACCGCCACACAAAGTACCCAAATCGCTCAACTCGTCCAGAGATGGGTGAGTTGTAACAAAGAGCAGTATGCCGTAGACCGAATCAAGGAGATGAAAGTCGCCTTGGCTAGGTACTATGCAGGACTCTCTCCACTCCCAGCTCCCAAACTTGGAGACAAGGGTAAGAGTTGGATTAAAGTCCGCAAGGGCATCCCTTCTGGGCCTTTCGGGGTCTTGTTTAGGATGTCTAAGGTGAACTTCTGGAAAGCTTGGAACGCCATGATGGTTTACACCGGAGTGATGTTCCTCGACCCTGATGTTAAGGCGACTCCTGCACAGATTGCAAAAATGTGCAGCGCCATAACTCGGGCTGATCCTGAAGTTAACGGGACGATTGACGGGCTTCGAAGAATGTATACTACACCTTTAAGGCGGGACTGTCGAGTTGGAAAGCTCGGTGGAGACCCACTGGTGAAGTATAGGTTCAGCGAGACGCGGCGTGCGCCCCTCGACACCAAAACACTACCCGAGAGGGAAGCTGTTTTGTCGAGCGTGGAGTACCTCATTAGCAGACCGTACTGGACGGCCAGCCGTTGGCAGTTAATCCGACCTTCCTTGGAGGGCATTGAAAACTACACCCGTGACTGGGTGGAGTTGCTCATTGAGGAAGATCAGCGGTCAGGTCCAGAGAGTCATCCAGAACAGATGCCTCTCATGGGCGTCCTAGCCTTGATTCCCGAACCGGGGATGAAACTCCGGTTTGCGGCGAATCCAGGCAGGATTTACCAGTCGTTGACTGGTCCTCTAGGTCGAAAACTCTTTGGGGTCCTGCGAGGGATTCCAAATGACTTCACCTATGATCAAGACGCGGGAATAGCCTTCGTCCAGCGTAAGTTGGGCGAGGGACTACCGTCAGTTTCAATGGACTTGTCCAATGCTACGGACATGTTCCCGTTAGAATTGACACTGGCATGGCTTGCGAACAATGGGTGTGAGCCTGAGTGGCTCCACCTGTTCAAGGATTTATGTCGCGGCGACTGGTTCTACAGTAATGAAAAGCGCAAGGGAGCTCCCAGCAAGTCCATAGCATGGACAGTTGGTTCTCCCCTTGGGGTCTTTCCGACCTTTGCTGCTTTTGCGCTGAGTCACCATGCGCTTGTTCAGTCTTGCTTTGAGGAAGCTGGAGTAGCTCCCAGCGAAGACGGAACCTACGACTATGCAATCGTAGGTGACGACTGCACGATCCTCAACCGTGAGGTTGCATCCATTTACCGTAAGGTGATGGGTGCACTTGGAGTGCCAATCTCTGAGGCGAAAACCTTAGAGGCTGACCACACAAGTGAGTTTTTGGGTCGCATCATCACGCCATTTGAGGTCTTCCAAGGCTTCAAGTGGAAAGGAAGATGTAGTGATACATCTTTCATTGATCTCGCTAGAAACCTGGGACCGTCCTCACTGGTTCTTATGAGGAAGCGCCAACGGGATGTGATTAGAGTAATCGCACCCCTGCCGGAGCCTCTGGGACTCGGTTGGAACCCTACCGGCGCCTCGTGGTCTACGAGGGTAGGTCCGTGGTTCGACGAGTTTCTTAAGGAACCAGATGAACGGATCCGAACGTTTACACGCTCGGCCAGACACACCAACCAGCTATTGTACAATACCCCGAGTCAATCGAGTTATCGTTACTCTAGATGGGTTGCGGATGGTGAGATCCTAACGTCCGACCAGGACGTCTTGGGGTTGTACCCAACATACTTACCGGGATGGTCGGGAGACCATTTCGGTGAGGAGTTGTGGCCCAACATTCTGGAAGCCGCCCGTTTCCACGGTAACGTTCCAGAGACCCAAGCAGAGTTTCAGGCAATGCTGCGCAATGCGACGACGCTTGAGAAAGCGTCGGACGTTCCTACCCTGGTTAGGTGGGAGCGCCGGATTCGTAGAATCCTAGCGAAGTAAGTATTGCGATACACTCCGTAGAGCCGGCCTGGG